TCATCAAAAATATCATCAATGAGATCAGTGATGAACTTAAAAGCCTCATCTTCTTTCTTTTTTTTGGTCATGTATTTCTCCTTTGCTGCCCTATTATAGCAAATTTGCAGACGCTTGTCAAATACTTACTCTAAAAAATTTGCAGGATCTTGCAGTTCCCCAAGCTTAGGGACACTGGGCCTCATAAATAGCTCCCTGGTGCATCGCTCCATATCCTCCAGTCCCGATCCTGCTCCCCCTTCCACATAATCATTATTAGGATGCTGATTATAAATCATCAGTTCTTCGTCTATAAAAGAAAGATTTTCCATCCCAATCAGTTCAATAATTGGTAAAAAAAATGTTAAATCTTGAGCACTGCTGTATATCTTTCCATCAAAATCCACATAACTCCAGGGGGGAACTCTATTAAACAACCAACGTTTAAATGTACGAAGAGCAGAATACCTCCATCCAGGTTGATCAAGTTGTTGACGAACAGGTATATCTAGAATTTTAGGACCACAAACAGATTTTGCCAGCTTAAGGTGCCTTCCTAGTTTCCATCCCTCTACTTTATAATTGCCATAAGTAGCCAAAAATCCTTTATCGTATTCTTCTTTTACGCGAGATAAAACATTCTCATGCGTGAATCTATCATCTCCATCTAATTGAATTACTACATCTTCATCGTCTAACGGAGCAAACTCCATAGCTTGTAACCAACTGTGAGTGGATCCTGTTCTTTTTGGTTTTGTAAAAACCATAAAGGTCTCATCCCTTTTACTGGCTTCCTCTTCTAAAATTTTAGAAGTGGCATCCGTTGACGCATCATCAAGAACAAAGTGAATAAAATCACACCCCACTTGTTTCTTTACCGAATCTATATTGTCTTGAATAAACTTTTCAACATTATAACCAAGAGTTATGACACCAAATTTCATTGTAACATTTCCCTAATAGAGGTAAACTCTGGAGTAGGCAGTAGTTTCATGAAATCGTCTCCTCGAAATTTCTTGCCCGTCTCTACTACTGTATGCCAGCCCCCATTCACTTCCACATGCCCGTCTGCTTTTAACAACTCCAAGACCCCTGCGTAAGGATTCAATCCTTCATCATAACGAAGTTCAAACTCACACTCTTTAAAAGGAATGGCTACTTTATTCTTAGTGTTTCTAATCTTTCCTCGGATTCCAATGGGTTGTTTTCGCTCATTATAAATTTGATATTTTTTCTCAGTTCCTGAGATACTTTTTAAATTTACACCAAGATAATACTCTAATGATCGACCTCCAGCAGCCATCACATCTTGAGGAATATAGCTACCTACTTTACTTCTAAGCTGATTAATAATTACCAAGGCAACTTTTTCTTTCCTCATCATAGGATTAATCTTACGCAAACAACCCCCCGTAGCCTTAGCTCTCTGTGCTCCTCGCATATTATGTTGCTCGTAGCCTGATGCAGCATACTCATCTTTTGTAGGAGAAACAGCAATGCTATCGTAAACCACCACAATAGGTGTATCTTCATCTGTTTCCCTAATAGCTAAAACTACTTCTTCAATTGTTTCAAAAGCTTCCTCTATAGTTTCAGGTTTCGCATAAAGTAACGCCTCAGGATCAATTCCAAGATGAGCAGCAAAATCTAAACTATACGCATTTTCACTATCAATCATAACAGCATGGTAGTTCTTACTTTGTGCTTCTTTCAAAATATGAGTTGCAAAAATAGTTTTTCCTGATGAAGCTTCTCCATGAAAACAAGTAATCATTCCAATAGGAATTCCTTTTGTGAAATCCCCCGAAATAACCTTGTTAATAGCATAACTCCCTGTTCCTACAAATCCTAACTCAGGCAGTTCCTCCGACAACAACCCAGCATTTTTGAGCCTCTTTAATATATCTTTATCCATATCTTATTATAGTTGGTTTGACTTTTTTATAATGGTTTCAACAAACTTTTCACTCTACAGTACGCGGACTCCTCATCATAAAAACAGTATTCTCTCATATACCAGTAAAGATATCTATCTGAAAGATTAGAATTAAACCAGTTCCCCACTTTAAGAGCATTATGAACGTCACATATTTTTCTTAAATCATAGGTCACCCAATGATATTCGGGGAATGCAAAGCTGATGATAGGTTTTCTATACATCATTGCTTCAAAGCCTGATCCTGAGTTACCAACAATGACAGCCTTCGCTTTCTCTAAAAGACTATGAACAGAGGTGAAGTCCGAAATCACTTCGATATTAGAATTTATACTTTTAATTTGCTTCTCAAAATCCGCCGCATAGTCAAAATCCTTTCCCTTTTTATATTTTATTCCATTGGTGTAAGGATGTAGCTTTACTACAATTTTATCTTGAGTCCAAACATTTAACTCCCTAATAATACTAATTAATGTAGTAGTATAAGAACCCCAATTTTGCCTCGTTAGTACACTATCATTAAAAACTTGTCCCAAAACTAAATAGTAATTATCATACTCATAATCACTTTGTTTAAAGTGATTGTTTCCCCATTTAGAAGGATTTTGTTTTATCCATTTCTTTACAACGGTGTCAAAAAAATTGTCTACTTTATCCTGAGAAATATTTTCAAAATCAGGTTTATTATAAGTGGGGGAAGAGTACGATCCATACCCAAGTTCATCTAAAGTAGTTTGATTCTTATCAGGCACTGTGGGCTTAAAGAACCAAGTTTTTTTAGCCTTTATTACATCTCCTCGAATTTCTGAAATGTCTGCATGATTATAAATCACTATATCACATTCTGATTCCTTTTTATAAGGTTTAGATCCAGGAATAATAACCTTCAAGCCTGGATGTACCAGAACATCGTATCCTAATTTTTGTAACCCCTTAGTGACCCATATCATCCTTTTTTCCCAAGAACTCAAACGCCATCTATTACCAAATCTATAGGGCCAAAGAACTGCGGTTTTTTTATCTTCCTGTTGATCCAAATCCACTCGATCCTCTCTGAGATACAGCTAGCTCTTCTACTTCTTCAAACTCTATATCATGTACAGGATTAATTTCAAATTGAGCAATTCGAGTACCTGCTTCTATACCAGTAATTCCTTCGTTACGAGTATTAAGTAGAGCAACTTTAATCTCCCCTCTGTAGTCTGCGTCAATTTTACCAGGAGAATTTGCTACCACTAACCCTTGGGATGCAAGCCCACTTCGGGAATAGATCTCTCCTTTCCAGCCTGGGGGAAGTTCCATACAAATTCCAGTACGTACTAACACAGTTACCCCTGGAGCCACATACGCATCCTCTATAGCATACAAATCATAGGCTGCTGCTCCTGGTGTTGCTTTATTGGGAATCGTGGCCGCGAAATCTAATCTTTTAAACTTTACTTTCATAGATTATTATAGACGGGCTTCTACCATTTCTTGAATCATACTTTCAAAAGTATATTCAGGCTCCCATCCTAATTGATTTTTAAGTTTACTACAATCACCTTTCAAATCATCCAACTCCATGGGTCTAAGATACTTAGGAGAGATAGTAACATATTCTTTGTAGTTTAAATCCAACGTAGAAAAAACAAGATCACATAGTTCTCTTACCGAATGAGATTCTCCCATAGCACAAACAAAATCATCAGGCTTATGGTGCTGAAGCATCATCCACATAGCTCTAACATAATCTTTAGCATGTCCCCAATCTCTAGTTGCATCTAAATTACCTAACGCCAGTTCCTCTCTTAAGCCATACTTAATATCCGTTGCACCATCGACAATCTTATTAGTAACAAAATTTAAACCTCTCCTAGGTGATTCGTGATTAAACAAAATACCATTGGAAATAAACATATCATAGGAAGATCTATAAACTCTGCCTAAATTATAAGCATATAACTTGGCACAGCCGTAGGGACTGACAGGACGCATCAAAGTCTCTTCTCTTCTAAATCCATCCTTGTCACACTCGTTGCCAAACATTTCCGAAGATCCTGCCTGATAGATTCTAGCGTCTGGACAATTTAATCTAGCCGCTTCTAATACATTAAGAACTCCATTGGCATCAGCCATTGTAGTAAAACTGGGCTGAGTAAAACTAATCCCTACGTGCGATTGAGCAGCCAGATTATAAATCTCATGAGGTTGAGAGTTCTTAAATAGATGAGAGAGAGACGGGAAATCTAATACATCTCCATACACTAAATGAAGAAGAGGATTATTAAATATACCAGCTTTATCCAATCGACTACTTTGGTTCTCAGGAAGAGAATGCCTCCTCAGTATCCCCCATACTTCATAACCCTTTTCTAATAGTAACTGAGCTAGGTAAGACCCATCTTGCCCACTAATCCCTGTTATTATTGCTCTTTGCGGCATACCAGTCATAAGTTTGTTTTATTCCTTCTTTAAAAGATGTAAATTTAAAATGGGGTAGTATATTATAGAAGGCTTTATTGTCACCATCTTTTCTGTACTGCCCATCTAGCCTTCCATTGAACTTTACGGTCACCTCTTTATTCATTATAGCCTTGCAAAGATCTACCATCTCTTTAATACTTAAGTTCTCGCTAGGAGCTACTATCAAAGGAAGGCTACTGTGATGCTTTTCAAGTAAAAGAGGAATAGCTCTACATAAATCATCCACAAAAAGCTGTTGTCTTAAGGGCTTTCCTGTTCCCCACATCTCCACTAGATTTCCCTCCTCCGCTTTATGAAGTTTATCTATACACGCAGCAACAAAGTGAGATTTCTCAAAATGAAAATTATCTTCTGGACCATATAGATTTGAGGGACAGAAGCAAGAGTAATCCAAACCATACTGCTCTCTATAGGATTGAATTTGAATATGTAAAGCCCTTTTAGTGAAGCCATAGGCTCTATTAGTTTTAGCAGGAGGCCCATCCAAAAAATGCGACTCCGAAAATGGATATTTGTTTACCACATCTGGAAATGCACACGTACTTAAGGAAGCCAATAATCTTTTTACTCCAGAGCAATAACATGCGTGGACCACATTAGAATTTATAGTGAGGTTTTCATAAAAGAATTCTGCGGGGTGTTCAGCATTATCTTTAATCCCGCCAACCTTTGCAGCTAAATGAACAACTGCATCTGGCTTCTCCTTCTTAAAAAAGGTTAAGCACTCATCGTAAGACAGTAAATTAACATCGGAAGAAGATAGATAAATCCACTGAGGTCTGAGTAGTTGGAGTCTCTTCCCAACAAAACCACTTCCCCCCGTTACCACGACTTTCATATCAAATCTCTAATCAACCCACAGATAAACATTATATCATTCTGTGATAACAAGTGATGATTAGGTAAATACATACCATTTTTTCTCAAACGATCAGCATTTCTAAAATGTTTCTTTCCATACTTTTTCACATAAAACGGTTGTTGACCTAAAGATCCACAAATCATAGGACGAACTTCTACATTATTTTTTTGAAGAACCTTTATAATCTTTGCTCTATTTTTACTAACGATAGGGTATGCAAAGTTAGAGATAAAAATATCTTCTGTGTAGGGTGCCAGACCCAAATACTGTCTATAGGTTTTAAAATTTTCATTTCTAATTCTATTAATTTCTTCTAATTTATTGAGTTGACTTATTCCTAGAAAAGCCTGAAGATCAGTAGCCCTTACGTTAAAACCTGCATGATAAAAAGTATAAAGGGAATCAAAGTCTGATACCTTCCATTCTTTTCTAGCCTTTTTCTGGTCCTCACTGCTCCAGTCTCTATCCCACCCATGGCTACGAATAGATTTTAAAATCTTATCATACTCAGGATTAGAAGTGCATACCATACCTCCTTCTATCGTAGAAATATGATGCCCAAAATAAGTAGAAAAGGTGGACATTTCTCCAAAGGTACCAAGCTTTTGTCCCCTATACTCAGACCCTAAAGCCTCACAACAATCCTCCAATAAAATTATATCATACTCGGTACAGACTCTAGCAATAGCTTCCATATCAGGGACATATCCTAAGACAGGAACAATAATAGCAGCTTTTGGTCTATACCTTATTTCTATTCCTGGACGATCCTCTATCACTATTCCCTTCAGCACCAAATCTATAAAAGCCGTTGGACTAAAAGAATAATCAGTTAGATTACAATCACACAGCATCGGACGCAGTCCCAACTGCATGATAGGAGCTAGATCAGTAGCCCAGGACAACGCAGGAACAATCACACCATCTCCTGGCTTCAACTTTCCTGCTTCTATCAATGTTGCTAACATCAACAGATTGGCTGAAGATCCTGAATTTACAAAAGTGGAACTTTGTACCCCTAAATACTCACTCCATTTTTTCTCGTAGTCCTCCGTAAGAGTGCCTTTAGTTAACTTCGGGTAGGTTTTTAGCCAATCAATTAATTGATCTATATCTTTATTATCAATAGTAGCTTCTGCTAGTTTAATCATTTTACTCATCCTGGAATAGCGTATTCGCAATTATTACAAATGAAGGTTGGGTCTATTCCCTAACCCCCCTGTCACATAACAAATTAATTTCTTTTGTTGCACAGTCTTAAAACCCTATTTTCTCATTTTCACAAAAGGGAAAATTATTTTCTCTCAGATAATTATCTAAGACTGATTTATATTTAGAATTTTTCAAATCGGATGTTAGCCACAAAAACTCTTGCACTACTTTAGGATCTAAGAAGGGATAGCGAGCCTCCAATCCATAACTTCCTGCTATATGTTCTTCCTTCGCAATATATGATTCCATGCTACTTTCATAAATACTGGGCCATGGAAATATACTACTCAAATCTTTGGGATACAATCCACCAAAATTACTATGGGGATACTTTTTTTCTCCTCCAAATCCATAATCTGAAAAAATCTCATCAGCCCCCTGTCCCGATAAATAAATTTTACAGCCATCTCTCTTCGCTAGAGATGAAATAAAGGATAAACCATTAGAGCCATTATCATCTTTTAAGGAGAGCGAGTACTCATTATAATCGCTAGACATAGAGCGTATAGTGTATTTAAATTCTTCTACGTTGTCTATCAGATGCTGGTGTGCTACGTCCCATAGAGATTGGCTAAAGTTCAACATCTCATGCTCATTACTCTTTCCAATCATAAGCTTATTCCTATCACTAAGAACAGGAACATTTTCACTGCCTACTACTGAGTAAGCTTTAAACTTAGTATCATTCTTTAAAAGCTCACAGCAAATAGCACCACTATCATACCCACTACTGAGCCCTATAAAGATTTTTTCTCTCACGCCATTAGTTCTCTTAGCCATAGACTGTTCGAAAGCTATCGTCCAGTCATCAAAGGTGGTCTTGTGTTGGTTTAAATCATAAGTGACCACATCTTCAGAAACCCAATTATCAAGAGAAGATAGATTAAACCGTAAAATAGTATTAGCGTTTAATTTATTGATACTCTCAAAACCAAGCTCTGCAAGAGGGGTTCGATAAGAAGAAATACCCCAGCTTCCCTCCTTCTTACTGAACCATAAAGGCTTAGTCGCAAAAGCATCCGTGCTCAAGAGAAGAAGATTTTTTTCAAAATCAAATAAAACAATAGCAAACTCTCCATCTAACTTTTGTGTGAAAGATGTACCGTGCTCTCTATACATATCAATTAAACACGCACCATCACTCGCATACTTCTGACGGTCGTAGTTATAAATTTCTCCGTTATATAAACATGCCACATCCCCGTCAACAAAAGGTTGAATAGTAAACTCTCCTGTAATACTTAAGAGATTATGAATAAAAGTAAAACCGTTAACCTCTTTGGAAGAAGTAAAATCAGGTCCTCTAAACTTAGTAAAATAATTTACTCGCTCAAGATCTTCAATACCTCTATTGGTTACAATGAAACTACACATTTATTGTCCCTTCCATCTCACCTGAGGAAGATAAGGATTTTGGTATAACCCATTATTAGCATATCCTTCGTAAATAAAGGGAGTAACTCCCATTGACCACATCACAAAGGGAAGACTCGTTTGATCCCTGGACGAGTACCTACATATCACTTCCCACCATCTTTGATTCATGGCTCGCATTGTAGAAGTATTTTTCCTTACCAGAACTGGAAGCTCATAAAGCCCTTGATTAGTTGGGAATCCCCTCGATTCAAAATAGGTATGCTGAGAAGAAAGAAACTCCTTATGATCATAACTTAATTTATCCACTTCTACTAATTCTTCGTAAGCACACTTTCTGTGTGGGTGTTCAAATAATCCAATATCTTTAGATTTCAATAGACTACAAAACTCTTTAGGAGGTACAACAGCCTCATGAGTAGGATCAGTCCATATCCAATAGTCATAATCTGGTAAAAATAAATGAGGCATAATCTTAAATATTTTAGCATCCCTCCTACCCTTATACTCTTCATCTAAGGTAAAGGATGGGGATACTATTTGTTTCCAACCAGGACAATCCCTCTTCTGGTCCACATACGCGACATAATCAACTCCCTCAAAAATCTGTTGAGGAGGATGAAGAGGAGTAGATCCAAAAGTAGAAGTAAGAATAGCTATTTTCATGAATGTTTTTCTTTTACGTACTTCTCTTCTTGGTTTATTAGTTCCGAGTCAATCTTTGTATGTGAGACTTGTCCTTCCCATATTCTATTAACTACCAAAATGCGGTCTATCACAACAGGCAATCCATACTTATCATAGAGACGTTTATAATATTCTACATCCATTAACCAAATTAATTTTTCATCGAAATAATTAATATCCTTATTTCTCATAGCCAGCACAGAAGGAGAACTAATAGTATTATTTCCTAAATGTATTAAAGAATTATAACGAGGGATAATAGGATTATAAAAATGAGTATTGTCTGAAGTATGCACTGTTCCATTCACCACCCAATCAACTTTATTATCTTCAAACTTCTGATGAATCAAATCTAACGCATTTGCATCACACAAGTAATCATCTTGAAATAGAATTTTTATAATATCCCCTTGAGCTTTATTCATTGCATAATTAATATTAGCCGAAGAAGATCCTCGGGAAGAAGGATTTTTATAATAACTAATAGGAAAAAAGAGCCTATATTTATCACATACAGATTTAATATCTTCTCCAGTGCTATGATCAGAAACTACAACATCAAAGTTTTTAAAAGTCTGGGCATTTAATAAACTAAAGGAGTGCTCTAGAAACGTATGTCCTTTCCCTCCCATCTCATACGTGGGAATACAAATAGATATCATCATGATAAATATAAATCTATTTCTTTGTCCATACGCTCATGAAAATTTCCATATTGCAATGCAGTCTCATAATTTTTTTCTATAGAGTCTACCATCTCATCATATCTCTCAGGTCTCAGTTTATTTAAAATTTCGCCTAACTCTGGCAAAGTCGAAAATGTTAAAACTCCCTTTTCACAAAAATACTCTCCTACATTTGGACATCCACAATAAATGGGAACTGTCCTGGTGACAAAGCAGTCCATTAATTTTTCAGTCATCCAATTACGGATAGACTCATTTTCTACGACAATTGAGAATTTAGCGTTCTCAAATACTTCATTTTTATTCTCTATCCTAGGAGGAGTCTTTATATTTCTAATAGAAAACTCATTAATAGAAGCCGTGGATAATAATGCTTGAAAGATTCTCTGCCTTAGCTCATGAGCCTCACAAAATCTTTTACTACTAGTAATAAAGGATATCTCATTCTTTTTATTAGGTTTAAAAGTATTTAAATTTACCCAATGAGTACCATAAGTATATTTAACTGCATTAGAACAATTTTCTAAAATGGGCTCATGCCATGCTATAATTAGATCAAACTTTTGGTGATGTTGAATAATAGAATCTGTAAAATCGCGTATTACAGGGGGTTCTAGCTGTATTAATACCTTAAAAAGAGAAGGATCTGATAGAGCAAAATGCCTAATGCATGAGTCAGGAGATCTAGCACTTGGAATTAAAATAGCTATTTGTCTATCTCGTTCTCTAAATTCATTAGGAATATCTAGTGCCCCTAAATAAGGTTTAAAACTCATACCACTATCCAACTGGGACAATACAAATCTTTAGTGTCGTGATCTTTAGCAGGACCAAACCACTTCTTCGGAGCCACTATTTTTTTATCTTTATTGTGCCCCAACCATGCGCCCCACCAGCTAAAGGAACTATTTGCAATAATGTGGTGATCACAGTATGTCATCAACTCTAAATCATGCAAAGGATTATACTCGAAAGAAAACGTAAACTCCTCTCCCTTAAAATTTTGTTGACACCATTCTTTATCATCTGTAAAAATCAGAAAATTACAATCCCCAAATACTTCCATGGCTTCCTTATAATACTCCATAGAACATACAGGATGATGATCTTCTAAATTCAAATAATCTCCTCTCCTTACATGGATACTTACTTTATCTTTCGCTATATGAGGATTACAATTGGGATCAGCAAAAGTAAACTCCTTTTTTATCTCTTTTTCAAAATCTTTAAAATATTTTTCTGATTGATAATATCCAAATAAAACCATATTCTCAGAAACAAGAGGAATTTCTTGATAATGATAAAAGGGCTCTACATAAGAATCATACTCCCCCTCAATAAATGAGGACTGAGTTGTCCTAAAAATAGCATTTAAATTCGGGTCTTTATTTGGAAAAAAAGTGGGTATATCATACTTTAACCCTAATGCTCGCATAGCTGCATACTGAAACATCTGATTTCCCAACCAGCCCGTGTATCCTGGGGTAGAAGTTATCAATCTAAATCCTTCATCCAATGATAATAAATATCCCTCTCCAAAATATCTGAATAGGATTCAAACTGATGTATTAATCGAGGAGTAAAAATATGAAGAACCAAGTGCTCCTGCAATTCTTTATAAATTTCATCAACAGCATGTTTTAATAAGTTATCTTTAACTGTTTGTACAAGAGGTTTGGCAAATTCAGTTTTAATTAAATAAGCTACTGTAGATTTTGTGTGTACTGCTCGACCTACATTCTCAGTAATTCTTACGGGGGGATATTTATTACTTCCTCCTAGATAGCAAAAGTTATAGTCCTCAGGTAATTGGTTGTAACACACATCAAATCTTTCTTTAAATTGTTGACAAGGATGTGCATCATCTTCTAAAACTAAAATTTCTTTATGCCCAGAATAAATAGCCCTCTCTAAAACTTGAATATGGCTTAAAGCACAAGCAAGAGATGACTTGCTATGAAACTCATCATCGTTCCTATAAGAGCCTTCTTCAAAGCTAATATTGTGAGCGTCAACCGCAGAAAATTTTTCAATTTTAAGATCTAAAGGATCCCATAAAGTCTTAAACTGTTCCCATCTATCCTCTCTCCTATTAAGATTGATACAATAAATGGTATCTAATCGTTCGTCTAATATACTCATTTTCCTTCCCCGTTATATCCACCTGCCACAGGTCGTACTAGATATATAACATCTCCAAACCAATCAATAGAGTAACCGTGTTGCAAACAATGAGCCACATGCCAGTAATCCGCCATAGCTGCATGTTGCTCTGTAAGACAATCCTTAAAAGGTTCCTTTGCAAAAATAGAAGTACGATAAGTAGGCATACATACATTTCCCGCAACAGGTCCTAATTCTGGCCTAACCCCTAATTCAGTACTAGAAAAAATAACTTTTCCTGTATCTTCGCTCACCTTTCTAACAGGAGCCCATACTCTAGGATCATCAGTACATTGCTGTTCCCACCCTTGTCCAGTATCATAAATATCTACTTCTCCTTGCATTCTAATACCTCCCACCCATATATCAACAGAAGGTTCTTCTTTCAGTTTCTTTCTAATTATATCTCCCGCTCCTGGAGCAAACTCATCATCATCATCTAAAAAAGTAATGAATTCCGTCTCTGTTAAAGCCGCTCCTACGTTTGCTGCCATCCCTCCGTAATATCCCCATTGTTTTCCTAATTTGATGTACTTATAAGCTCCCTGTGCGCTCACTCTGACTCCATCACTTACTACAATGGACTTAAACCCCTCTCGCTTCGCTGAACGCATTGCGCCCTTCAGGGTTTTTCTTCCAATTGTTTTTATTACTACAGTAGTCTCACTCAAAAGTCCACTCCGAATTATATTTTAATGCCCCCTTATCTTCTCTTCCGTGCATTAATCCAAAAGCCTGCTCATAAAGTTCTAACCTATGCTTTACCACATTATGAAGATTAAAATACTCTTCTGTTATCTTATGAAGATTTTCTCCCATCTCTCTTACATGATTAGGATCTTTTAAGCATTTGCCAAGAACTCTTACCCACTCACTTTTTGGAGCACTAGCAGAGATAAGATAACCCGTTTCTCCATTTACAATAGTTTCATCATAACACCCTACATCTGACGCTATGAGAGGAACCTTATATCTACCACATTCAGCCACCTTGATTTCAGATTTAGAATCATTGAAAGCATTCATTTGCAAAGGAGCAATTGATATGTCTACTTGAGAATATAGTCCTCCATAAGAATCAGGGGATAAAGCATTATAAATTTGCCAATTTGGTGCTCCTTTGAAACCTCCTAAAAGAATTTTTTTATAATTCCTCCACACATCATGTTGCCATTCCTCTTTTTGGTCTTGATTGGCTAAAGGAGCCCCATAAAATCCCCAGTGAACTTTTTCTCGTCCAACTTTTTGATTAACTAAATGAGGAATGCCTGCAAACTCCTTTACATCCTCTTCATGATGGATTCCTCCTGCCCATCCCACTCTTAGCATGTTCTTATTAGGAGGAGGTCGCCTGGGAACATTCCAGCAAGGTAGATTATAATCAATAGCATTTTTAACAATTGCCAGTACTCCACCACAAAAAGGCTTTATTCTCTCAGCAAATTTACGTTGAGTAACGGTAACCAAATCAGCGTGGGAATAAATAAATTTAGTAATACCCTCTAAGCCCCGTTCTTTATAAACGTCATAAAGTCTATGACCTTCATACAAATCAGTTAAAAGATCATCAGTATCAAAATGAACGAACTTACCAAACTCTTTCGCCTTACCTACTACTCTCGCTGTATACGGACCACCCCAGTTAGAGATATTATTAGTCCATATGACATCAGCCCATTTCATATCAGCGAAATCCCAATTTTCCTGCCATTGTCCTGCTCTCTCTCCCCCTTCCATAATTCCCAAAGGGTTAAGATTATACCTAAACTCTACGTGATCTCCATAAAGCTCTTGTATCTTTTTCATAGGAGCAATGAGACGATAATAAGCGCAGCCACCCTCATTGGCAGGAGCACACAAAATTTTAAGTTTCTTTTTTTTCATGTTAAATCTTAATAAAAAAGGGGACGAACCCATGCTCGTCCCCTTATTATAGTCACCCGAATCTAATGGTTAGGCTTTTGCATCGGCTTCTTCGTCTTCGAAGACTTCCTTCGTTGTCTCCGATGAGTGAACCATACCCAGAGCCTTACCAACACTCCTCAGACCTTCCTTAAAGTTAATACCTTCTCCAGTAGGGGCTAGAGACTTCAAAGCATTAGCGTAGTGCTGACGCTTCCTCCTAAACAGGAGCAGCAGAAGAGACTCAAATCCTGCCAGCCAAGGGAAAAAAGTTGTTCCTGCCTTAAGAATAGACTGAGCAGCGGTAACAATTGTACCAGAACCCCAATCACTCTTATCGCTAGAAACAGGAATAAAAGCAGAGTTAGGCTTCAATGAATCCTCAGGAGCCATAACCACTACTTCATCCTTCCATGTTTCCCTATACTTCTCAGGAATCCTATCAGTGGGTAGAATAACCACATCATCCTTGTTAGCATCTTTGACCTGATCAAGTGTAGTCAAGACCATATCTTGCTCATTAACCCAGTCCATAGCCCCGCAAGAAGTAAAGGGTAGGGCTATTAATGCACCCAGAAACACACCACAAATAATATTTTTAAACTTTCTCATAATTAACTACTTTGCATCTTATTTAGATAATCCTCGTCTTGGACCTCATCAGCCTCTTGAGGATTACTCATACTACCTTCATGGGGAGAAGGAAGAATTTCTTGCACTGCTTTCTTCACATCCTCATAATCCTCCAGCTTAACGAGCGCATGAATATCGTGGAGGGAATCCATCCATGCTGCAACTTGTGCCTTACTCCCAGCCTCAGAGGACTTGGGACGAGGCTGAGATTGGTCATACTTCGGCCACTGACCTTCCATAACCTTGATGATCTTAAAATCATGACCTGTTTCAAGATCCGTAATATCTCCAAAATCTTCGTCCAGCATAGCAGCGATAATCTTCTTAAAAAGAATCACACCCACAGAAAGAATTCTGACCTCTCCACTCTCACGATCTACTACATTCATGTAATAACGAGCACGGGGCTTAATCTGCCTAGCTAGAGCTTCATCTTCCTCTTTTCCAGTCTTCCATAAACCATAATAAAGATCGCAGAGGGGGCAAGCCTCTCCATGAACCTTTCTACAATGCACATTTCTTGTTGAATCGGCATAGGGGATCCTGTGGATCTTGGTTTCTCCGTAAAACAGTTTCTCTTCATCCTTGCTAGGAAGGATACGAAGAAGATTTGTTCCTTCTTGAATCTG